TACTATTTGAATCACTTGACGATATTACTGCATCTTCTGTTAGAGATGAAATTGAAAACGTTATCAATAATTATGAAGCTAGAGTTGAATTAATATCGGTTGATGCAGTTCCAGATTATGACAACGGCGAATTGAATGTCACAATTAAATATTACATCGTTGGGATTGACGCACAACCACAACAGTTATCATTTGCATTACAGCCAACACGATAATGCCATTAGTTAATTTTACAAATCTAGATTTCGATCAGATTAAAACATCTATTAAAGATTATCTTAGATCTAATTCAAATTTCACCGACTATGATTTTGAGGGATCTAATTTATCGGTAATTCTTGATGTTCTGGCATATAATACGTATATTACTTCATATAATGCCAATATGGTATCGAATGAAGTTTTTATTGATAGTGCAACTCTCAGAGAAAATGTAGTCTCTCTTGCACGAAATATTGGTTATGTTCCCAAATCAGTGCAATCCTCAAGAGCAAATATATCTCTTTTCGTTGACACTACTTCTGATACTGCATATCCAATCAAACCAGAAACTCTAACTCTGAACAAAGGAGTTGTTTGTTCAACATCTGCTTTTGGAAATCAAAGTTATACTTTTTCTATTCTTGATGATATTACTGTTCCCGTAGTTGATAATATTGCATCTTTTGATGATGTCGATATTTACGAAGGAACCTATGTTACCACTACTTTTACTGTAGATTCTTTTAATCCAAATCAAAGGTTCATTCTTCCAAATTCAAAAATTGATACTTCTTCGATTCGAGTCATTGTAAAACCAAGTGAAACATCTGATATTAGTAGAAAGTATAGACAAGCGGATAGTTTATTTACTATAACTCCAGATTCTCCAATCTTTTTTGTTCAGGAGATAGAAGATGAAAGATATGAATTAATTTTTGGAGATGGCGTATTTGGTGTCAAATTAGAATCTCCAAATTATGTTCAAGTTTCATATCTAGTTTCAAATGGTGAATCTGCAAATGGAATTTCACAATTTAATTTCAGCGGGAAGATTACATCACCAAGAAGCACTGCATCTATTGCATCAGGTATATCTCTAATTACAACTAATGAAATATCTTTTTCAGGAAAAGAGATTGAAAGTGTAGAATCGATTAAAAAGTATGCATCAAGAATTTATGCTTCCCAAAACAGAGCAGTGACTGCTAAGGACTATGAATCTATCATTCCAACTATCTACCCAGAAACTGAATCTATTTCGGTGTTTGGTGGAGAAGATCTAGCCCCACCACAGTTTGGAAAAGTTTTTATTAGCATTAAACCAACTAATGGTGCATATTTGTCAAATTTAATTAAAGATAATATTGAAAGAGAAATTAAAAAGTATTCTGTTGCTGGGATTATACCAGAAATTATAGATTTAAAATATCTTTATCTTGAACCATCAATTAATGCATATTATAATACAAATTTAGCACAATCTGCAAACTCAATTGCATCAATTGTATCGAGCACGGTTGAAAGATATGCAAATTCTTCAGAATTGAACAAATTTGGTGCAAGATTTAAGTACAGTAAGTTTTTAAAAATAATTGATGATAGTAGTGATGCAATTACTTCCAATATCACTACCGTTGTCATGAGAAGGGATTTGAGAGTGGCATTAAATAGTTTTGCAGAGTATGAAATATGTTTTGGTAATAGATTTCATATTAAAAATGAAAAGGTTCTCAACATAGAATATTCTGGATTAAATATAAATGGAGTTACGGAAAATAGTTTTAATATCAAATCTTCTGGTTTTAATGTGAGTGGAATTATTGGCACAGTATATCTCTCCGATATACCAAATCAAGATAAAAAAACAGGAACAATATTCTTGTTTAGATTGAATTCCCCAACACAACCAGAAATTGTCAGAAAATCTGTTGGAACAATTGATTATGTTAAGGGAGAAATAAATTTATCTCCTATTAATATCACGAACACTGCTATCAACAGAGGATTTCCTTTAATTGAAATTTCTGTACCACCATATTCAAATGATGTGATTGGGCGTCAAGACTTATATCTACAGTTAGATATGTCTAAAACAACCATTGATTCGAAACCAGATCAAATTTCATCGGGTTATGATGTTTCGGGGGCAAACTACATAGTTTCTTCAAGTTATACAAACGGACTTTTAGTAAGATAAAATGATATCAACAGATCTCAAGAGAGTACAAATCCAAGATGTAGTCGAACATCAACTCCCAAGTTTTGTTAGGGAAGATTTTCCTTTAATCGTAGAGTTTTTAAAACAATATTATATCTCTCAGGAATATCCTGGCGCTTCTGTTGATTTGATACAGAATATAGATCAATATTTAAAGTTAGAGACTCTCACTAATAACTCTGATTATACTAAGTTAGAGTCTTCTATTTCTTTTGCAGATACTACTATTAGTGTTTCTTTTAATTTAGATGATAATGTTATTGGTACATATGGATTTCCGGACAAGTATGGATTGATTCAAATTGATGATGAAATTATTCTTTATTCCAGTAAAACAAATACTAGTTTTGTTGGATGTTTAAGGGGATTTAGTGGTGTAACTTCATATAAAAATTTAGATTCAACTGATAACTTAACATTCTCAACTTCCGAAATTTCTGAGCACGAAGCAGGAACAAAAATTATCAATCTAAGTGCTCTGCTTTTAAATCAATTTTTATCAAAGGTTAAATATCAATTTACTCCAGGATTTGAAGATAGGCAAATTGATTCTGATGTAAATGAAAGGCTGTTTATATCAAGAGCGAAAGATTTTTATCAAACAAAAGGAACTGATGAATCTTTTAAAATTCTTTTTGGAGCATTATATGGCGAAAAAGTAGAAGTCATAAAACCAAGAGATTATCTTTTTAGACCGTCAGATGCACAATACAGAGTTACAAAAGACATAGTTGTAAGTGCTTTATCTGGCAATCCTCTCGAATTATTAAATCAAACTCTTTTTCAGGATGAATATCCAAATTACGATATTCAAAAAGCATATGCTTCAATTAGTAACGTAGAAAAATTATATTTTGATGGTAAAGAATATTATAAGTTAAGTGTTGATTTTGATTATTCAAAAGATATTACGTTTGATGGTAGTGTGTTTGGTGATTTTTCAGTACATTCAAATACAAAAGTCATATCAACAGTATCTACGGGTTCTTCTATTATTGATGTAGATTCTACTGTTGGATTTCCAAATTCTGGAGAATTAGTTGTAATATACTCTTCAGGGGAATCTGGTATAGTTTCTTATACTTCAAAATCATTAAATCAATTTTTTGGAGTTTCAAATGTAATTTCTGATATTAATTCGGCAGAAGATGTTAGATTAAATGCTTATGCGTATGGATATGTTGGAGTTGGTACAGCATCTAGAGTTGATGTCAGAATTGGATCTGTTCTTTCAAACTTAAAAGTAGATGATTCAACATATTATTTCTCAAAAAATGACACTGGAACTATCAAATCCCTTGGTATTACAACATCGAGTCCCAAAGTAGACTCTTGGATTTATAATTTGTCAACCAAATATGATGTTAAGTCACTATTATTAGTTGATACCTCCAATTTTACATATAGAATAACAACTTTTGCAAAAAATAATTTTAAAATAGGAGATAATCTATCCATCACCGACTCATCTTCAGTTTCTAAAGATTGTTTTATCAGTGATATCACAGACGACTTTACCTTTTCTATAACGGGACAAGGATATCTAGATGTAAGTAGAATTGGTTTTAAAGTACAAAGAAAAATCGCAAAACCACAAGTAAGTTCTTTATTATCTAATTATTTACATCTAACAAAGTATACATCTGATATTCAAAACACTTATGTAAAATTTAATCAAGATGTTTTGGTTGCATCATCTTCTCTTCCAAATTACTATAATCAGGCATTAAATTTTTATGATAGAAAAATAATTCTCAGCGGAAATTATAGTGGAGAAGTTTTTACTATTCCGGATATAACTGATCATGGTTATTATACTGGTGATGCAGTTTATTATACTCCATATACTCGAATAGATGTAGTTGATGGAAGCACAGTTACTACTGTCAGTAAATTCAATAATATGCAGGAGGGTGTTTACTACATAAAAAGATTAGAAAACCCCAATCAATTTAAACTTGCAAGTAGTCAGGCAAATTTATATAATCAAAAATTTATATCAGTTTCGGGAATAGTTACCTCTAATACTTTAGAGTATGCTAGTTTTCACGGCAAAACAATACAACATCAACAATTGTTGAGAGAAATTAAAGAACCAGATTTAAAGAGTGGAAACTATTCAACTACTCCAGGAAAGACTGGTATATTAATTAATGGTGTAGAGATATTAAATTATAAAGCAGAAGATACGATTTATTATGGATCTTTAAATGGTATCCAAGTTTCTTCCCCAGGAAGTAATTATGATATCATTAATCCGCCAATACTATCGATTAGAGATAAAGTTGGAACTGGAGCTACTGGAAATTGCTCAATAAAAGGAACATTAAGAAGAATTGACGTTATTGATTCTGGATTTGATTATATTAATAAACCCATTATCACTATTACTGGCGGAAATGGTTATGGCGCAAAAGCAGATGTTAACACAACATTTGTAGAGCATTCAGTTTCTTTTAATGCAACAGCAAGTTCTGCATTTGTAAATTTAACTAATAATACTATTGGATTTTCTACATATCATAAATTCAGAAATTCGGAACAAGTAGTTTACAAAACAGATGGGCAGACTGCTGTTGCGGGTATTATTACTGATGCTATTTATTTTGTTAATACAGTTGATGCATATACCATTAAACTTTATAAATCAGAATCTGATATAATTTCTGGTATCAGTACAGTAGCTTTAACTGGGTATGGTGTTGGCATCCATAGGATACAATCTGTTAATAAAAAACAAATTGTTTCAAATATTGTTGTTGTTGATCCTGGTTTAAATTATCAAAATAAGAGAAGAGTCGCAATTTCTTCTGGAATTAATACAGCAGCAAACCAAATTAATATATCAAACCATCAATACAATTCTGGAGAAATAGTAGAATATTCATATACTGATGCTCCTGTGTCTGGATTAAGTTCACTAACTTCATATGTTGTCACAAAAGTAGATGAAAATAATTTCAAATTATCAAGTGTCGGTGTAGGATCCACTGCAAAACTCTTTTATTTCAATAATAAACAATATATTAACTTGAGTTCTGTTGGTTCTGGTAGTCATTATTTCAACTATGAACCAATTTCTGTGTCCATAGATGGTGAAATAGGAGTATCAACTTTTACTGGACAAGATTTTTCTGCAAAAGTTCAACCGATATTTAGAGGTTCTGTTGAGTCTGTTCAAGTAACAAATACTGGAGTTGGATATGGCGTTACTGATATTTTAAATTACAACAGACAACCAAGTTTTTCCTTATTAAACGGTTCTTCAGCAGAACTATTACCAATTATTAATAATGGAAGGATAGTAGAGGTTTTAGTTACCAATGAGGGACAAGATTACAATTCACCTCCAGATTTAATTGTTGCTGGTTCTGGAAAATATGCAAAACTAATTCCAATTGTAAATGATGGCAAAATTAAATCAGTAAAAATTGCAAGCGCAGGAATTGATTACGATGATAAAACTAAAGTAACAATCATACCCAGTGGAGATGGTGCTCAATTTAATGCGGATATACAAAAATGGACAATTAATTTATTCCAAAAGTATTTGAATATAATTTCAGAAGATGATGGAATTATAACAACATCATTAAATGATGATTATGGAATTCAATATTCTTATTTATATGCTCCAAGAAAATTAAGAGAATCCATATATGGAAAAGGGGAAGGAAATCAAACAAAATATGGAGTATTTGATTTACAAAAAACAGCAAATGGAGAGGAAACATCTTCACAATATCACTCCCCAATTATTGGTTGGGCATATGATGGCAATCCAATTTATGGTCCATATGGATTCCCAATAAAAACTGGAGATTCTATTAGAGCGATGAAATCTGGTTATACTCCCGTAACCAAACCAAATAGACCTCCGTTTATACAAGGATTTTTTGTTGAGGACTATGAATTTACTAATTCAGGAGATTTGGATGAACACAATGGGCGTTTTTGCAAAACTCCAGAATTTCCAAATGGAGTTTACGCTTACTTTGCAACTATAAATCCAGATAGAGTAGAAACTTCTTCAGCATTTAACAAATATAAAATACCAGTTTTTCCATATCTTATTGGCAATTCTTTTAAATCTAAACCAAATTTATTCAATTATGAGGCTAGTTCAAATCAAATTTCTTATGATTTAAATTCCTCTTCTTGGTTTAGAAATACATCTCCATATGGATTAAATGATAATGGAACTTATTATGATTTTCTTTTCCAACCTAATAAAATAAAACCACAAACTATAAACATTAATGAATCTTCCAGAGGAAGTATTGATTCAATTGGAATTGTAACTGGAGGTTCTGGTTATAAAGTTGGCGATACTATAACTTTTGAAGAATATGCATATGCTAAAAAAGCAAAGGCAAAAGTATCTGAAATTTTAGGAAAAGTTGTAAATAATATTAGTGTAGCTACGACTAATATATCTCTTTTAGAAATTTCTCCTTTTAACTCAGATAAGTCATATGTCGCTTTTGCAACGTCTCCACATAATCTTACAAATAACGATTTAGTTTCACTATCCGGTTTTAACACTTCAATTAATCATTTACAATCCAGTTTTAATATTGGCGTAACTACAGAAAAATTAATTCTTACAACTGGAGTTGGAACAGTTGGAGTTACAGGAATCGTAACTTTCTTCAATGTATCTGGAAATTTGAGAAGTGATAATCCTCTTTCTATAAGAGAGAATGATATTTTTTCAATAGGTTCCGAAAAAGTCAAAATACTACAAATTGATTCTTTAAATTCTAGAATTAAAGTTCTTAGATCTCAAGAAAATACCGTCTCTTCTGCTCATACTGCATCAACAATTTTACAGGAAAATTCAAGAAAATTCACTTTCAATTCTCTTCCAGAAAACGAAGTTATTTTTGAACTTAATAGAGAAATTTATTTTAATCCTCAAGAATCAATAGGACTTGGAACTTTAAGTGGTGTTGGGATAGGAACTACAATATCGTTCTCAAATCCAGGAGCTGGACTAACACAAATTTTCATACCAACTCAGTCAGTTTATCTTCCAAATCATGATTTAAAAACAGGTGATATTTTATCGTATAATACTTATCAAGGAAGTTCCATCACAGTTTCTACTGGTGGAACAAGTGGACTTGCATTAACTCAATTTTCATCTGTTTATGTCGCAAAAATTTCAAATGATTTAATTGGTTTATCCACTTACAAAGTAGGTATTGGATCTACAGGAACTTTTGTCGGTATTGCAACCACAACATTAAATACTAAACTTTTATATTTTACTGGAATTGGGACTGGCATCTATCATAGCTTTAAAACACAAAAAGAAAATGTAGTACATGCTGAGCTTGATAAAAATGTAGTCACAGTTTCTACTGCTACAACACATGGATTAACTTTAAATGATATAGTTAATATAAAAGTCAATTGTGGTATAACCACAACTATAATAGTAAAATATGATGACTATAACAGAAGAATAGTATTCAATCCAAAATCTTTTAATGCTGGAGATGTAGATGTTTTAAATAATTCCATTACAATTCACAATCATGGACTAAAAAGTGGCGATAAAGTAATATACACCTCTGCAAGTCCATCTGCAGGATTATCAAATGAAAAAATTTATTATATATTCCGTTTTACAAATGATAAGGTTAAATTATGTTTAAATAAATATCAATCTTTAAAATTTAATCCAGATATCATAGACATAACATCTGCGGCATCTGGAACTTTATCTCAGATTAATCCACCAATTATAGCATTTAAAAATAATACTCTTAGATTTGATTTGTCAGATTCTTCACTTTCTAGTCTAAGCGGATCTACTTTATATTCTGCATTTGATTTTAGTCTTTATCTTGATTCTGAATTTAATAATTCTTTTGAATCTACAGAAAAAACTACTTCTTTCGAAGTGTCTAAGATAGGACAAATTGGCATAACAACCGATGCAGCTTTAACTTTAAATGTAACTGATTATTTACCAGAAAGATTGTACTATAAGTTTTCACCTGTTAATTCACAATTCGTATCTCAAGTTAAAAAAGAAATTTATATTGACACGGAAGTCACAAATTCAAATCAAATTGAAGTAAAAAATAGTTTATATAATGGATACAATTCTATCCATAAGATTGAGTCAAACACCACATTCTCTTATGATTTAGAAAAAACTCCAGAAAGATACGGATATAATTCTAGTGAAGCAAATCTTGAATATTCTACAAGCTCCTTAACAGCAAACGGAGGAATGTCAAGTATATCCATTACCTATTCCGGTAAAGGATATGAAAATGTAGTGGGTATTTCCTCGATAGTAACAGTGAATGGAAGTGGCTCTATACTCGAACCTTCAAGTAAATCAATAGGAAAAATTATTTCTAATCAAATAGATGACATTGGATTTGATTTTCCCACAGATAAAACTTTAAGACCTGTTTGCAATTTACCAGAAATTTTATTAATGCAACCACTTTCATCATTTGATGAAATTGGAGTTACTTCTGCTGGAAAAAATTATACAATATCTCCAAAATTAGTTGTAATTGATGGATATACTAATAAAGTGGTTGATGATGTAGATTTATCTTACACTATAGGCGATACAAAAGTAAAAATACTAAAGAATACTTTTGGAATCTATAACACTCCACCAAAAATTATTCCAATAGGAAATCAAAATGGAATAGGTATTAATAGTATTTCATATAACGAATCAACAAAAGAGGTAAGCGTTGGTTTAAATACTGGATTTAGTGATTCTTTCCCATTCTCCGTTGGTGATAAAGTTTTAATAGAAAACATTAGCGTTGGTGTCGGAACAACTGGAATAGGATACAATTCTGTTGATTATGGGTATTCTTTGTTTACATTAACAAAAGTTCCAGCTGGATCTAGTGCTCTTGGCGGAAACGTTGGCGTTGTTACTTATAGTCTTAACGGATTTTTAAAGGGTGGAGACTTACCAGGAAATTTTGATGCATTAAAATCATCTGGTAGGATAATAGCAGAAAAAGATTTCCCAGTATTTGACATTAAACTAAGAAAAAATGATTTTATAATTGGAGAAACAGTTGCCTTAGGTAATAATAAATTAGGAAAGGTTGAAAGTTGGAATAAAGAAATTGAACTTTTAAAAGTTTCAACAACAGAAGATTTTAGTGTTGGTGATGTTTTAGTTGGGAAAACTTCCAGAACTCAGGGCGCAATAAAATCAAAAATAGATTTCAACGCCGAAATTGAAACTGGAGCCACTTCAATTGTTAAAAAGGGGTGGCAGAGAGAAGCGGGGTTTTTGAATTCAAATACAGAAAGAATCTCTGATAATAATTATTATCAAAATTTCTCATATTCTTTAAAATCAAAAGTTCCTTTTGAAACTTGGAAAGACTCAGTAAGTTCTCTCAATCACACTGCAGGATTTTTAAAATTCAGTGATTTGATAATAGAATCTAAAGATGATAACTTCAGAGGCGTTAATTCAAATTATAGAGGAGGGGACATTGACATCATAGTTGATATATATGATGAAATAGATATAAATTGCTATACAAATTTTGATATAATTACAGAGAATTCTTTAAATAGTGATCGTCAAATAATTTCTGACGAAGTATATTTCAATTCAAAAGTTTTAACTGATTACTTCGAATCTTTTGGTAATAGAGTATTAATTATCGATGACTTTAGTGGACAGTTTAACAGTGAACCAAGGCCTACTAAGTTTTCGGTAGTAGATAAATTCGATTTAACTCATAGATCTAAAAAATATTTAATTTACATTAGAGATTCTAGATATACAGGCGAAAGACAAATATTACTTGTAACTCTATTACAAGATGGATCTTTTGGATTTATAAATCAATATGGAAGAGTTGAAAGTGTCTTAGATTTAGGTGGATTTGACTTTAATGTCTTCGGCTCCGAAGGACAATTACTATTTTATCCAACAAAATATTCAGTTAATAACTATAATCTAAGTTTTGCAAGTTTTGATATTATTGGACTTTCTACAACAGGAGTGGGCTCTACAAACCTAGGAGATGTTGTAAAAATTGAAAGTTTCGAAACTCCAGTAGCAGCAAATACTACAGCAAGTATTGTTTCTATTGCTTCTTCTTATAGAACTTCTAAAATTTTACTGGAAATATCCGGCGATAACGGTGAGATTCAATTTGATGAGATTAGTTTAATTCATAATGGAACTAATGTTGAAAGTATTCAATATGGACAATTGACAAATGATTCCTTAGACACATTTGGAACTTCTGGATTGGGAACATATAATGCTTATATTTCAGGTTCAAATGTTGTCCTGGATTTCACCGCAAATGCAGGAATGGCAATTACTGCAAATTCATTGGTCGTTTCCATAGCTAGCACTTCTTCTATAGGAACAGGAAGAAAAGAAATTGGATTTGACTCTGAAAATATTGCATTTTTAGACTCTTCATATGTTGCAATATCATCGTCTCCCACCCCAACAGAAACAATAATTGCCAGATACGAAAATATTGTACCAAGTGATCATAGTTGTGCATATTATGTTTTAAGTGTAGAAGATACTACAAACAATCAATATGAGATGTCTGAGGTTATAGTCCTTAATGACAGCACAAACGCTTATGTTACTCAATATGCCAATCTAACAACCAATTCTTCATTAGGAACCGTAGGAGCGGCAGTTTCATCAGGATATACAAACTTATATTATACGCCAATTTCAAATGCAGATATACAAGTTCGTGTTTTTCAAACTAGCATTCAATTAGTTGATATAGAAGAAAGTCAATCCTCATATATTGATTTAAATAATGCATCTATAACTGCAGGATTTGGTTATTATGAGGGAACTGAAATTGATGTTAAAAGGGCATTTGACTTAACACATCAACAACAACCAATATTTTTGAAAGTGTTTGATGGTAGTAGTTCCTCTATAGTAAATGTTTCTGATAACACATTTTTAGTCCCTGGACATTTCTTTGTAAGTGGAGAAGAAGTAACATATTCATATGATACAATTTACTCAAGTCCAATTGGAATAGCAAGTACAAGTTTTGCTGGAATTGGGACTACATCACTTTTACCATCTAGTGTTTACGTTATTAAAGTTAGCGATCAAAAAATTAAATTAGCGAGATCTGCTGAGGATGCTTTAAAAACAATCCCAGTTGAATTAGATATAACCAGTCTTGGTATTGGAACATATCATTCTTTCACTGCAAAAAATCAAAATACAAAATGTTTAATTGCAATCGACAACTATATTCAATCACCAATTGTCTCGACTTCTGCTACTACAGGTCTTACTACACACATTGGACTCGTAGATGATGTAATTAAGTTTTCTGGAATCACATCTTTCTTTGGGGGAGATTTAATTAAAATTGATGATGAAATTATGAAAATTAATACTGTTGGTCTTGGAAGCACTAATTCTATTTTAGTTAATCGCTCTTGGATGGGAACTGGATTATCAACTCACTCGGAATATGCAAAAGTCACAAAATTGACTGGTAATTATAATATTGTAGATAACACAATACATTTTATCACCGCACCTCAAGGACCAACTCCAATAGGAAGTTCAACGAATCCACCAAGCGAGAGAGACTGGGCAGGAATTACAACTTTTTCTAAATTTCAAGGAAGAATGTTTTTAAGATCTGCACCAGAAAATAGTAGTGAAGAGACGTATGTTAATAATTATATTTTTGATGATATATCTCAAGGATTTAATGCCACACAAAAAATATTTGCATTACAATCAAATAATCAGAATGTTACAGGATTTTCTACCAATAATGCTGTTATTTTAATAAATGGAATATTCCAATCTCCCACAGGACAATTATCCTCCTCACAAGATTATACTCTAACAGAGGGTTCTGGAATTAGCAGCATTACATTTACGGGAACAGCTACATCAGTAGCATACGATCCAAATAATGCTACTATTCCAAAGGGTGGAATTATAATTTCTGTTGCATCCACAAATGGTTTTGGTTATCAACCTCTTGTTTCAGCTGGAGGAACTGCTATTGTTTCTATAGCAGGAACAATATCTTCAATTAGTATAGGTAATAGTGGATCTGGATATAGATCTGGAATTCAAACTTATGTAAATGTCGGCGTATATACGTCAACCACTGGAACAACAAATATTCAATTTATTGGAACGGCAGCAATTTTGGGTGGAAATATTGTTAGCGTGGCAATTACAAATCCGGGTGTTGGATACACTTCTTCAAACCCACCATATGTAGTTTTTGATTCACCTTTACCATATTCAAATATTCCATTGATTTATAGTTCAGCATCTCCTTCTGGATTTGGAACTCAAGCAACGATTGATATAACTGTAGGATATGGTTCTAGTGTTGTTGATTTTGAAATTAAAAATCCTGGATATAATTATGGACAATCTCAAATTTTAACAGTTCCTTTTGGTGGAACAACAGGAATTCCTACAGATATTTCAAAATCATTCAGAGAATTTCAAATTCAAATAGATAAAACAGCATCCGATGAATTTTCTGGATGGCATTTAGGGCAGTTAGAAGTTTTTGATAAGATTGAAAATCAATTTGATGGAGTTAGAAGATCTTTCACTGTTTCATTAAATTCTTCTCCGGTTACTATAAGATCCGCGAAAGGTTCGAATATTGATGTTCAAGCGACATTACTAGTATTTCTAAATGATATTTTACAAGTTCCAAACGAAGCGTATACTTTTACTGGCGGTAGTGTAATTACTTTTTCCGAACCACCTAAAGGGACTTCTTCAGATGGTTCTATAATTGGAGATAAATGCAAAATTCTTTTCTATAAAGGAAGTGGAGATATTGATGTTGTTTTCCGTGATGTTTTAGAAACAGTTAAACCTGGAGATAGTTTGACAATTAAAAATCAAGATGAAAGATTAGTCACTAGTGTGATTTCTTCTGACGCTATTGAAACAAATCCTTATGATGGAAATGGAATAGATTCAAACCCAGAAAACAAGAGAACAATTGAATGGTGCAAACAAACTACGGATAAAATTATTAATGGACAAATTGTAAGCAAGAGTAGAATTTTAAATGAGGCACTAATAAATCCAACAACAAATATAATTCAATCAGTTGGAATTGGTTCTACGATTGTATACGTCGAAAGCGTCAGAACTTTCTTTGATTCTCAGAAAGAAAATCAAACCACCACAAATAAACAAAGAATTATAATTATTTCTCAGGATAACATAGTTGGAGCATCTGCTACTGCAGTCGTCTCTGCAGCTGGAACAATATCATCAATCCTGATTACTAGTGGTGGAGTTGGATATACTACGGCACCAACAGTGACTATAAGTAATCCGATAGGATTTGGTACGACTGCAAGAGCTATTGCCTCTTCCACTATTTCTGTTGGGGGAACGGTATCATCTATATCAGTAACTTCTCCAGGGTATGGATATACCTCATCAAATTCGCCACAAGTTCTTGTTGAAGTGCCAGAAATAATTTATGAAACAAATACTTCTTCGACATATGAGGGTGATTTTGGAATAATTGTAGGAATTTCAACAGTTTCTGTAGGAGTTGCTTCTACAGGTATCGCATTTGATTTTTACATTCCAACAAATTCTTTCTTGAGAGATACTTCGATTGTGTCAGCAGCAACTACAGTAAGTGGAATTCAAACTGGTTATTATTTTACCGTCAAAAATAGCAATATTGGTAATGGAGTGACATCTATCTATCAAGATGGTTCTATTTTGGGAATTGGCACACAATTCCTAGATGGTATTTTTGAAGTGGCATCAGTATCTATTGCACAAACTTCTGTTCCAGGAGTTGCTCAGACTTATGTTACTAGAGTTATAACTAGTGTTTCTAATTACAATTCACTATCTGGAACTGGATATAGTTCTTTCTTTGGCGAATTTTCTTGGGGTAGAATTACTTTAAATACTCGAAGAGATCCAAAATCATTTAGTGTATATACTACTAGAGGATTATCTGGACTTACAACATCTTCGACTTTGACTAGAGTTGCTCCTCTAAAATATGTCAATTATTCTTAAATAAATAGATAAAAAACTCTGTAAAATGTCAGCAATTATAACTGATCAACTTCGTATTTTAAACGCAAAGGAATTTGTTGCTAGTGTAGCATCTACTAGCAACACATATTATACTTTTGTTGGATTGCCAAATGCGACTCAAGTAAGTTCCACTTGGGATACCACTCCCCCAGATCCTAGAGATAATTTTGATGAAGAAAATAATTATTGGGATACTATAATAGCACTTAAAAAAGTAAATTCTAATGATGTCAAACAAGTTATCAGAAAGGTAACTTGGCAATCAGGAATTACTTATGACATGTATAGGCATGATATTAAGGCGGAAAATCCTTCAAAACCTTCAAATGCTATTAGTTTGTACGATGCAAATTATTATGTAGTTAATTCTGATTATAGAGTTTATATTTGCCTTCAGAACGGAACTAATCCAGAAAATCCATCCGGAAGAGCATCTTTAGATGAACCAACTTTTACAGATTTAGAACCAAGAGAAGCTGGCACAAGTGGTGATGGATATGTATGGAAATATCTTTATACAATTAAACCAAGTGATATTATAAAGTTTGATTCTACAAATTTTATGCCGGTTCCTTCAGATTGGGAAACGGGAACTGAAAATTCTGCTGTAAGAGACAATGCAGCGACAAATGGACAATTAAAAATTGTCACAATAACTAATAGAGGTGTTGGACTGGGAACGGCTAATAGAACATATACTAGAGTTCCAATCAAAGGTGATGGAACTGGGGCAGAAGCAACAGTTGTAATTAATAATAATTCAAAAGTAGAATCTGTAACTATTTCTTCTGGTGGTTCTGGATATACATTTGGAACATTGGATATTTCTGCCGGAAATGTTCCGACAGGAACGACAAGTCCAGTTTTTGATGTTATCATTCCTCCTCAGGATGGACATGGTGCTAATATTTACAGAGAACTTGGCGCTAGAAATGCACTAATATATTCTAGAATTGAAAATGATACTGAAAATCCAGATTTTATAACTGGAAATCAAATTTCTAGAATTGGAATCATCCAAAATCCAGAAGCATATAATTCATCACAAAATTTAACTTTAGATAAAGCAAGTGCGGTTTATGCTTTAAAACTCACTGGAATTGGTTACAGTTCGGCATCATTTACACCTGACTCATATATTACTCAAACAATAGGAGTCGGTTCTACTGCTGTCGGTAGAGTAATTTCATACGATCAAACAACAGGAGTTCTAAAATATTGGCAAGATAGAACAACCGCAGGTTTTAATACAAATGGCACAAAAAATACATCTCCAATTTATGGATTTGTATTAAATAGATTTACTGCAAATCCAAACGGAGGCTCTATAAACATTCTTGGAGGATCCTCAACATTATCGATACAAACATCCTTTACAGGTATCTCAACTGTAATAAATAATAGAACATATTACCTAGGTCAATCATTCACTCAAGGAGTTGCCCAACCAGAAGTTAAAAAATATTCTGGAAACATAATTTATGTGGATAATAGACCTTCAATTACAAGATCCTCAAGTCAAAAAGAAGATATTAAAGTCATTTTGCAGTTCTAAAGAATTATGTCACAGGAAACAAATCTCAATGTATCTCCATATTTCGATGATTTTAATGCAAATAATGACTATTATAAAGTTCTTTTTAAACCAGGATATCCTGTTCAATCTAGAGAATTAACGACTTTACAGTCAATTCTCCAAAATCAAATTGAAAAATTTGGACAGCACTTCTTCAAAGAGGGTGCTAAAGTAATACCTGGAAATACCGCATATAGTTCTTCTTATTATGCTTTAGAGCTTGAAAATAATTATTTGGGAATTCCATTATCAGATTATATTAATCAATTAATAGGCGCAAAAATTACAGGACTAACTTCTGGAGTAACGGCAGTAGTAAATAAAATTATTTTATCTGATGAATCCGAAAGAGGCAATACGACATTATACATTAGCTACTTAGGTTCAAATTCTCAAGATAATTCAACTATTAATTTTTCTGACGGAGAACTTCTTTCATCAAATAAAACAATAAGTTCAGCGAATACAATCATTGCGTCAGGAGAGGCATTTGCTTCGACTATAGCAACAAATTCAACTTCCGTTGGTTCTGCTTTTTCTATATCAAATGGTGTTTATTTTGCTAAAGGACAGTTTCTAAGAGTAGAAGATGAAACTATACTTCTAGATCAATATGGAAATAAACCAAGTTATAGAGTAGGACTTTTAATCACCGAAGAAATTATAAATTCCTTCATTGATCCGTCTTTAAATGATAACTCAAGTGGATTTAATAACTATTCTGCGCCAGGCGCTGATAGATTAAAAATCACAACGTCTTTATTTAAAAAGAGTTTAGATGATTTTGATGACAATAACTTTATTGAACTTGCAACTATAACTAATGGTGTATTAAGATCGCAAAAGAAAAACACCGATTATAGTGTTTTAGAGGATGAACTTGCAAGAAGAACTTACTCTGAGTCCGGAGATTATTATGTAACTCCTTTTGATTTGTCAGTTAAGGAATCATTAAATGACAATTTAGGAAACAAGGGCATTTTTAATACAAATCAACAAACTTACGGAGGTTCAACTCCAGCAGAAGATCTTGCTTTATATCAAGTTTCTCCAGGCAAAGCTTTTGTTAGAGGGTATGAAATTGAAACTATCAGCCCAACATTTTTAGACGTTCCAAAACCAAGAACAACAAAAACTTTAGAAAATCAATCAATTAATTATAATACCGGTTCTACATTAAAACTGAACAGAGTTTATGGTGCTCCAACAATTGGAATCGGAAATACATATATCTTAAGTCTAAGAAGTTCTAGGGTTGGTGTCAACTCAATGACATCCCCAGGAAAAGAAATTGGAGTCGCTAGAGTATATGACTTTAGATTAGATTCTGGTTCTTATAATTCAAACAATCCACAACTGAATGAGTGGAATATTTCTTTATATGATATTCAAACTACAACAGAAATTACATTAAACGAACCTATTACTTTATCCGTTCCAACTTTTATCAAAGGAAAGTATAGCGGAGCTACTGCTTTTCTTAAGAGTTCGGTTTCTGCAGGAACTGCATTAACGGTATATGAAAAAACCGGAGAGTTTTCCAAAAATGAACCATTCATTTTTAACGGAATTGAAAATACGAGAGTAGCAACAGCAGTTACTTCTTATGGAATTTCTGATGTTAAATCTATATATGGCATTGTAGGATCTGCATCAACTTTTTCCGCAGATATTATTCAATCGGAATCGTTTGCAATTGGTGTAGCAACGATAAGTGCTTATAATGTGGTTGGAATCAGTACAATTACCAGCACAAATCCATTATTTCCTGGAAATCTAAAATCAGGAAATCTTTTAAAGTTTAGTAATCAAACAACAGTAGATCCAGTATTTGCCTCAGTAGTTAGTGTTGGGACAACTCAAGTAACTATTACTGGAGTTGCAACTGTTTTTGGCGTCTGTGATGGAGGACTTCCTTCTGCAGCATTACAGGTTACAGACTTAAAAGTTATTACCACAAATTTAGAAAATTCTACAGACAATTCTTATTATACCATATTACCAAAATCAAACATATCTAGTTTAGATTTAACTGATGCATCTTTATCAATTAGAAAATCCTATATTGTTAATATTACAGACAATCAACTTTCAACAACAGTTCTTTCTGGAACCAATGAAACATTTTTACCATTTGATCCTGAAAGATATTCTTTAATTAGATCTGATGGGAAATCTGAAGTATTAACTTCAGATAAGATATCACTAACTAATGGTTCATCACAACTTCAAATTTATAATTTAGGAGCGAATGACACGGGTGCCACGCTCGTCACCACAATTAAAAAAATTAAACCAAAATCAAAGGTAAAAATTAAAAATAGAGTCAATAGTTTAATAATTGATAAATCAAAATATGTTTCTTCCGGTATCGGCTCAACAACTTTAAACGATGGATTAAGTTATGGAAATTATCCATACGGAACAAGAGTTCAGGATGAGAATATTTCTCTAAATGTTCCAGATATTATCGAAATTCATGCAATTTATGAAACTCCAAATCTCTCTAATCCATCTGCACCAACAGTTGTATTTTCATCAATTACAGGACCGACTGGAAAAACATCTGATATAATTATCGGAGAAATTTTTACTGGACAGACTAGCGGTGCTTCTGCTATTTGTGCGGAAAGACTATCGGATTCGCAAATATCTTTTATTCTTAAAAATAATATTAATTTTAAAGAAGGAGAGATAGTGGTATTTGAAGAGTCTAACATTCAAGCGGTTATTACAACTTTGAATACTCCAAGTTTTGATATATCCTTTAATTATAGTTATGATAATGGTCAAAATGTGTCTTTTTACGACTATGGTTCAATTAAAAGAAAGGCAGACGCAAAAGAACCCAATAGAAAAATAAAAGTTTATTTTTCAAATGGATACTATCAATCATCAGATGATGGAGATATCACAACAGTTGAATCATATAATGGTTTTGATTATATAAAAGAAATTCAAACAGTTAGCTCAACCAGAAATACTGATATTATTGATATAAGACCTAGAGTTTCCGATTATACTGTTTCTCAAAACTTAAGATCTCCTTTAGAATTTTATGGAAGAACATTCACATCATCAGGTAATTCTGCAGCAAATATTTTAGCATCCAATGAATCAATTGTAACTAATTTTTCATTCTATCTCGGTAGAATCGATAGAGTATATCTAACAAAAGATGGAAAATTCCAAATTAAATATGGAACTCCATCCGAAAAACCAGAAAAACCAGTTTCAATTGATGATGCTTTAGAGATAGCATCTATTTCTCTTCCACCGTACCTTTACAGCACATCTCAAGCTTCACTAACTTTCTTGGAGCACAAGAGATATAGAATGGTTGATATTAAACAACTTGAGAATAGAATTAAAACTCTTGAATATTATACTGCCCTTTCTCTATTAGAAACTAATACATCAAATTTATTCATTCCAGATTCAACAGGACTTAATAGATTTAAGTCTGGATTCTTCGTTGATAATTTCACATCTCTTCTTGCTCAAGAAAATAGAGTTGAATTCAAAAACAGCATTGATATAAAAAATAAAGAACTAAGACCGCAACATTATACAGATTCTATTGATTTAATACAAGGTCCTGTTACAAATATAGATCCAAATAGAGATTTGGCATTTACTGATCCAGAAGGAACTAATATTAAAAAAACGGGAGATATTGTTACACTCAATTATTCTGAGATAGAATGGTTAAAGCAAACTTTTGCTACAAGATCTGAAAGTGTGACTCCTTTCTTAGTAAGTTTTTGGCAAGGTTCCGTAGAACTTACTCCAGCATCTGACACCTGGGTGGATACAGTAAGACTTGAAGCTAAAATTATCAATACTGAAGGTAATTTTGCAGAAACTCTTGCTCTAGCATCAAGAACTCTTAGCGTAGATCCCCAAACAGGACTTTCTCCAACAATTTGGAATGCCTGGGAAACAAGTTGGACAGGACAGGAGGTAATTGAAAATACAAGGGAAAGAACTGAAACCACAAATAGTGGTGGACGTTGGGGAGCAAGAGGACTTCGTGGAAATGGAGACTTAACTGGGGGAGAGTGGATAACTGGATCAACAACAACTGTTTTTAAGGATACTTTAAGAGAAGTTAGGGACACCGGAGTTCAAACTAGAACTGGAAATAGAACTATCGTTACAGAACAATTTGATAATACCTCTGTTGGAGATAGAGTTGTAAGTAGAAACTTGATTTCTTTTATGAGATCTAGAAATATACAATTTATTGCAAAAAAAGTAAAACCATCTACACAACTTTATGCATTCTTCGATGGAGTCAATGTAACTAAGTATTGTATTCCAAAACTCCTTGAAATTAATATGGTATCTGGAGTATTTCAAGTTGGAGAAACCGTCATAGGAAGATCTAGACCTACGGGTCTTTTACCTTTAGATTCAAAAAACATAGATTCTAAAGTTACGTTTAGGGTTGCACAATCAAATCATAAAGAAGGTGCATATAATAATCCATCAAATGTTTTTACAACAAATCCGTATACATCACAAACTCTACCTACAACTTATTCCTCAACATCAACACTGTTGAATGTCGATACATTCTCTTTATCCAATCAACCTGAAGGAGGATTCTCTGGATACGTAGAACCAGCTATGATTTTGGTTGGACAAACAAGCGGTGCTCAAGCAACTATCTCAAGTGTCAGATTAATTTCTGATATTACTGCTACGCTCATTGGAAGTTTTTACATTCCAAATCCAAACTCATCAAGTAACCCAAGTTTTGAAACTGGAAATAAAGTATTCACTTTAACAAATAGTGCGATTAATGATCAAAATAATGCATCGACTATTGCTGAAGAGGGATTCATTTCTAGCGGAACTCTTGAAACTGTACAAGAAAATATTCTTTCAGTAAGAAATGCGAGAATAGAGAATAAGAGAGAATTTGAAGAGAGAGCCACTTCTAGAACTACCGGAACTCAGGTTATTTCTACTCAGGCAATCTCTTCATCATCTAGAACAAATGTTGATATTGTTTGGTACGATCCTCTCGCACAATCTTTCTTAGTAGAAGATGAAACAGGAGTATTTTTGACAAAATGCGAAGTATTCTTTAGTGCTAAAGATGATATCGATATTCCTGTCACTTTCCAGTTAAGAACAATGCAAGGAGGATTCCCAACTCAGAGAGTAATCCCATTCTCAGAAGTTATTTTAAATCCATCTGAAGTAAATGTCTCTTCTGATGGTTCAGTCCCAACTACATTTACATTTAAATCTCCCGTCTATCTTGAAGGTGGAACTGAATATTGCATATGCCTTGCTTCATTGTCTACCAAGTATAGTGTTTATATTTCAAGAGTTGGTGAAAATGATTTAATTACGCAAACATTTATTTCCAATCAACCATACTTAGGTTCACTGTTTAAATCACAAAATGCTTCAACTTGGGAACCAAGTCAGTGGGAAGATCTTAAATTTACCTTATATAGAGCAGAGTTTGTCCCTAGTGGTTCTATTGAATTTTATAGCCCAGAACTCTCAGAAGGAAATAATGAAGTAGCAACTTTAATGCCAAATTCTTTGAATTTTAATTCAAGAAAGATTAGGGTTGGACTTGGTTCTACATTACAGGACTCTGAATTAACTTTAGGAAATACAATTTTACAACAAGGCACCAATGCAAGTGGAAACTATGTTGGAAATGCTGGAATCGCAACTGGCACATTAAATGTCATTAATGCTGGAATTGGATATACTCCATCATCAGGAACATTCCAATTTAATGGAGTTCCTTTAACAAATGTAACTGGAAATGGAATAAATGCAAAAGCAAATATTACAATTACAAATGGTGTTGCCGTTGCTGCAACAATTTCAGAATCTGGTTCTGGATATGTCGTCGGTGACGTTTTAGGTATAGGTACAATTGGTGCTAATTCTTTGGGTTCTAACGCCAGACTCTCTGTTGTCTCCATCGCAAATACTACTCAGTTAATTTTGGACAATGTTCAAGGCGATTTTAAGATTTCTGGAGTGGGTAATACGGTACAATATATTAATAATTCTGGACTAACAACTACTCTCAATAGTTCTACAGGAGGAAATGTTCAAATTTCAAATATTGATATTGTTTCTGATGGACTTCATATAGTTGTTAATCATAAAAATCATGGAATGTATTTTGAACAAAATTATGTAACGATTTCGGATGCACAATCAGATATTGTTCCATCCAAATTGATAGTTGCATATGATTCTACATCAACTTCTCCAATTTCAATTGATAGTTCAGCAAATTTTGGAACATTTGAAAACGTTGGCGTAGGAACTACAAACTTAGGATATATTTTGATAGGAGATGAAATTATTTCTTATAGTTCTACTTCTAATGGAACTCTGGGAGGTTTAATATCAAGATCTGTCGATAGCACTATTGCTAAAAATTATCCCGCAGGAACATTGGTTTATAAGTATGAACTTGGTGGAGTTTCTTTAAGAAGAATTAATAAGACGCACAATTTAGAAGATGTAACTGTTTCTGACGCAATTACTTTTGATTCGTATAATATCAAATTAGATATGGGCTCTAGTGGAGTTGGTAGATCTGATGGATTAAGTTATCCAAAACTATACATGAATCAAACAAAATCGACAGGTGGATATAGCACTAAAGCGACTCAAAACATTCCTTTTGAATTAATTACTCCTGTCGTCCAAAACTTAACAGTTCAAGGAACTTCAATTAGTGCTGAAATTAGAACTGTGACAGGTTCAAGTATTAGTGGAAATGAAATTCCATTTAATGATGCTGGATTTGAAAGTGTTTCATTAAATAAAACAAATTATTTGTCAAGTCCAAGAATAATTTGTTCAAAAGTAAATGAAACAAATAAACTTGCTACTTTAGCATTGCCCGGAAACAAATCGATGAATCTAAGAATTAATCTAGATTCAGTGGACGCTAGAGTAAGTCCTGTTCTTGATACTCAAAGAATTAGTACAATTCTCACATCTAATAGAGTTAATAGTGTTATTTCGGATTATGCAACTGACAATCGTATAAACAGTATATCTGAAGATCCTACTGCTTTCCAGTATCTATCCAAAGAGATTGTTTTAGAAAATCCAGCGACTTCATTAAAGATTCTTGTAAACGCTCACGTAAACATATATTCAAATATAAGAGCTTTCTATTCAATTAGCCAAACAGAAAACTTTGTTCCAATTTATGTGCCATTCCCAGGTTACAATAATTTAAATACAAAAGGACAGGTAATTAATCCTGAAGATAATGATGGATTGTCCGATTTCTATGTTTCTCCATCAACTGTAGTTGGATTTTTACCAACAGAAGTTGAATATAAAGAATATACATTTACTGCAGATGAGATACCTTCATTTAAATCATATAGAATTAAAATTATTATGACATCAACGAATCAAGTTTACGTGCCAAGAATGAGAGATTTGAGAGTAATTGCTCTTGCTTAATATGGAATATTTGAAAGTTGATGGACACACCCATCTTTATAGAGATCCAAAAACTAACTCCATTATTAATAGAAATATGTCAGAATATCAAGAATATGTTTCAAGAAAAAATATAAAAAATGAAGAGAATCAAAAAATACAAAATCTTGAAACGGACATTGCTAACATGAAGGGTGATTTAAATGAAATTAAGTTTTTACTAAGGAGTTTACTCAATGAATCCAGATGATATTAAATTAGAAAATCTTTCAAAAAGTTTTGAATATACCAAAGCATGTATGGAAATAGATTTAATAGAAGATATTGAAGATCTTAGAACTATTTCAAAGTCTTATATGAAATTATATTTGAAACAACAAGAAGTTCTTGCTGATCTCTTAAAATCAAAATAAGATTTAGTTCATAAATACTTAAAAAGCAGAAAATAATGGCGCAACCCTCTACTAGACAACAATTAATAGATTATTGCAAGAGAAAACTGGGAGCGCCAGTTTTGGAAATTAATGTTGCAGATGAACAAATCGAAGATTTAGTCGATGATGCTGTACAGTTTTTCCAAGAAAGACATTTTGATGGAGTTTATCCAACCTTTTACAAATACAAAATTACTCAAGATGATATAAACAGAGGTAGAGCTCCTAGTTGGAACACTTCTCCTGTTGGTGTAGTTACTACATCCGTAACAACAGATATTGTAGGAACAGCTACAACTTTTAATTATCAAGAAAATAGCAATTATCTTCAGGTTCCTCCAAATATTATTGGGGTAAATAAAATTTTTACATTTGATGGTTCAAATACAATTACCCACAATATGTTTAGTGTTAAATATCAGTTATTCTTAAATGATATTTACTATTGGGGAACAACCGAACTTTTAAGTTATGCAATGGTTAAAACATACCTAGAAGATCTTGATTTTCTTCTGAATACTCAAAAGCAAATTAGATTCAATAAAAGACAAGATAGATTATATTTGGATATTGATTGGGGTTCAGTTAATGTTGGTAACTACTTCATAATCGATTGTTATTCAACTTTAGATCCAAATGATTATTCTAGAGTTTGGAATGATTCATTTTTAAAACCATATCTCACAGCATTAATTAAAAGACAGTGGGGACAAAATTTAATTAAATTCCAAGGCGTCAAATTACCAGGCGGAATAGAACTTAATGGAAGACAAATTTATGATGACGCTCAAAGAGAAATTGATATCTTGATGGAAAAAATGTCAAGTACATATGAACTACCACCTCTTGACATGATAGGATAATGTTAAATCCATTTTTTCTTCAAGGTTCACAATCTGAACAAAGTTTGGTTCAAGATTTAATCAACGAACAACTTAGAATGTATGGAGTAGAAATATATTATATTCCAAGAAAATATCTAACAAAAAATACTGTTATTAGAGAAGTAATTCAATCAAAATTTGATACTTCTTATCCTATAGAAGCATACGTTGAAAATTATGAGGGATATTCATCAAACCCAGTAATACTTTCAAAATTTGGCATTCAAGCTCTCAATGAATTGACAGTTACTATATCAAAAGAAAGATTTGAAAATTATATTACTCCTCTTACTAAAAAATTACCAAATATAGAATTATCAGATAGACCTAAAGAGGGAGATTTAATATATTTTCCTCTTGGTGACAGACTTTTTGAAATTAAATTTGTAGAGCACGAAAAGCCATTTTATCAACTACAAAAAACTTACGTATATACTTTGACGTGCGAATTGTTTAGATATGAGGATGAAGTTCTTGATACTGGAATAGAAGAAATTGATGATAGTGTCGATATAGAATCAAATTTACAAACTTTAACTTTAGTTTCATCTGGTACGACTGCAACTGCTATAGCTTCAATTGCAAACGGAGCCGTTGTTTCCATTATTGTAACTAATAGGGGAGAGAAGTACACGTCTGCCCCAACAGTTGCAATTTCTTCATCTCCATCTCATGGAGGAACAGCTATTGGAATTGCAACATTGATTGGTGGAATTGTAAATTGTGATGGCACAGAAATAGGTTCAAAAGTTCAAGGTGTTCAAATAATAAATCCTGGATATGGATACACAGTAAATCCTGGAGTTGTATTTATTGGTGGTGGTGGTTCTGGAGCGGCTGCTACAAGCAGAATTTCCAACAATGCAGTTGGAATTGTTACTATTACAAGTGGTGGTTCTGGATATACTACATCACCAAATGTAACATTTAGTTCTCCCGGAATAGGAACTACAGCTACTGGATTAGCCATAGTAAGTGCCGGAGGAACAATAAGTGCAATTAGAATTACAAATGCTGGTGCTGGTTATACTATAACACCAACTATTACCATAGGATCTCCATATATGATTGGAATTGGAACTTTTATTGTTAATGAAACTGTTACTGGAAATTTAAGTGGAAAAACTGCTATTGTAAAATCATGGAATTCAACAACAGGAAAAATGAATATTTCCAATTTAACTGGAGAATTTATAGTTGGAGAAACTATAACCGGTTCGGAAAGTAATGCAACTTATCAAGTAAAATCATTGCAATCCGATAATATTATTAATAAATATCCCCAAAATAATGAAATAGAATTAGAAGCAGATAACATTATAGATTTTTCAGAATCAAATCCATTTGGAAATCCATAACATAAATATAATTATCATTATTTGACAACATAGTAGGTATATAATAGTATGTTTGAATATTTTTATCACGAAATATTAAGAAGAACTGTGGTTTCTTTTGGAAGTCTTTTTAATAATATTCAAATTAAACATAAAGACTCTAATGGAAATGTAACAAATGAGATTAAAGTTCCTTTAGCATATGGACCTACTCAAAAGTTTTTAGCAAGACTTGAGCAGTCTCCAAATTTAAATAAACCCGTTCAAATAACATTACCTAGAATGTCATTTGAATTTGTTGGACTAAATTATGATGGATCTAGAAAAGTAACAACAACTCAAACATTTTTAACTTCAATTGTTGGAGTTGGAACTGATGTGAGAAAAGCATATATGCCTGTTCCATATAATATGTCATTTGAATTATCAATTTATACAAAACTTAATGATGATATGCTTCAAATTGTGGAGCAGATTTTACCTTATTTCCAACCAACATACAATTTAACTGTTGATTTGGTAGAAACAATCGGTGAAAAAAGAGATATTCCAGTAGTAATTGAAAATATTTCAATACAAGATGATTACGAGGGCGATTATACAACAAGAAGATCTTTAATATATACTTTAAGATTTACCGCAAAAACATATCTTTTTGGACCGATGTCTTCGTCTTCTGCTGCAGCAAAAGATATCATCAAAAAAGTTTCTATTGGTTATGTATCTGGTGATGTTACAAAAACACCAACCAGAGAAATTACGTATTCTGTAGAACCAAGAGCCATTCAAAGTTATACAAATAATATTGTAACAAATTTATCTCAAGATATCGGAGTTGATTCTATACAAATAACAGTTAATGATGCATCCAACATACCTCAAAACTCTTACATTATAATTGATGAAGAAGAAATGTATGTGGATACCAAATCTGCAAATACTTTAACAGTTAAGAGAGGTGCAGATTCTACAATAAAACAATCTCATGTTTCCGGTTCTTCTGTTAAACTTATAACAAGTGAAGATGATAAACTAATTCAAATTGGAGATGATTTTGGATTTAGCGACTCTCTGTGAAAATGACAAAAAAATATGATAAACTAGACAACACTTTTAATGTCTCAACGGAAATTATTTCTTCTGATGATATTTCACCAAAATTACTAGATGACGAGATAGAAAAAATCGCATCTACAATTGATGATGTAAAAAAAGATTATGAGTATACTAGAGGAAATTTATACTCCCTTATAGAAAAAGGTCAAGAAGCAATTAATGGTATTCTTGAGCTTGCACAAGAAAATGAAATGCCAAGAGCTTATGAAGTTGCAGGACAACTTATTAAAAATGTCGCAGATGCAACAGATAAGTTAATGGATTTGCAAAAAAAGTTAAAAGATATTGAAGAAGATAAAACATCCAAAGGTCCAACAAATGTAACTAATGCGCTTTTTGTT